CTGGCACGGCCGAGACTTCAGCTGCAACTTCCTCCAGCACCTGGGTGGCCTGCTGCGCCAGCAGACGGTGATTGATGCCGTCGATGGGGCGCGATGGCTTGCGCACCTTCACGGGCTTTTTCTTCTTCAGGTATTTCGGGGCGAGGATGTTTTCTTCCATCACTTGGCCTTCTTTCTGGTCTTTGCTGCGGCCTTGAAAGCCTCAGCGGTTGGCGCACCTTTTGTGCCTGGCTTGCGCATGCGCTCAGGCGTCTTGCCTGCAGCCTTCTGGCGCTCAATGCGCTCACGCTTGGCGTGAATGTTGGCGTACAGGCCGGACTTCATTTCTTGGCCTTCTTTGGCGCTTTGCTGGGTTTGCCAGCAGCCTTGGCGGCTTTGGTGGCGACGTTCAAAGCGATGGCCACAGCCTGCTTTTGCGGCTTGCCAGACTTCATTTCCTTCGAGATGTTCTTCCCGATGGACTTGCTTGAGTAACCTTTGGTCAGTGGCATTTTGAGCTCCTATGCAGAAAGGGGGGCCGGAGCCCCCCAGTCTTTCCCGGTTTACTGGTTGAACAACAAGATGCCGGACATCTCGGGGTTCTTGTTCACAACACCGAACAGCGTGTCCATGCGGTACTTGATGGTCATGCTGTCAATGTCGTAGAACTTCTGCATCACCAGCTCAATGCCCTGGTCGGTGGTGGCACGCATCACTGCGACGCCAGCATCGGCCGGGACTGCGTAGCGGCCAGGCAGAATTTCCAGAGCATCACGCTGCCAGAACACGTTGACCTGTGCGGTGTTCACGTTCAGGAAGGTGATGGCTGCAGTGTTCGACGGGGTTTCCACCTCGACGTTCTTGTACTGAAGCTGGGCATCAGTTGCCACGCTCTGAGCTCCGATGATCGGAGGAGTGATCGTCATGGTGGTGGCCGAGTCCACAGACACCACGCGGAAGGTCTTGAGTTGACCAGTGCTCTGCTTGGTGATGTGGTGAACAGCGTACACGCCAGCGATCTCGAAAGCGTCACCAGCAGCCACGTTAGTGGTCGAGGAGACAGTCACGGTCTGGAAGCGGTTGTCCACGTTGATCTGGCCGCCGACGGATGTCGAAGTGGCTTGAGGCGTGTAGTTGGCCTGAGTGCCTGCGCCGCTGGTGTCGATGGTGATGGAGCCACCACCAGCTGCAGCAGCTTGACGGTTGGCGTAGTCCATCTTGTAGGTCTCGAAACCAGCGACCATGCCGACGTAAGAGCGCTCATAAGCCTTGTCAGACTTCTGATTGCCAAACGAACGGGCAGAGCCAACCAGGTTACCAGCCAGACCGTTGTAGTCGCGGCTGGACAGGGCCATGAAGCGCTCGTAGTCGGGCACGCCTTGCTCGTTCATGATGGCGTCGCACAGGGCCACGTCGTCATAGTCACCGGCAGCAGCAGCGATCGGCACAACCAGCGAACCCAGGCTTGCGGCCGAGTTCATGATGGCGATGTTGATGTCGCTGGCCAGCTTCTGCTTGGCGGACTCGCCCAGGCGGCCTTCTTGCAGGGCATCGCGCAGTTCGAGAGAGGTCATTTCCCATGGAACGGTCTTGCTGAAGCCCAGGGTCGCAGGCACGGCCAGCTGCGTCATGCCCTGATAACCGGGAATCGGCGTGCCAGGAGTGCTGTTGATCGACTGAGCGATGTAGGGCTGGGGACGCCAGATGGTGTTGTTGGCACGTTCCATCATCTTCTGGTCGGTCTGATAGACCGAGACATTACGGGAAAGCACCAGCGCGTCTTGGAAGCCTTCTAGGAGGTCTTCAAACGCAACGCGCTCTTCTTTGGAAAAACTATTCGACATGATTCGGTTCCTTTAAAAATTGGATCAGTTTTTTGCCGCTTTCTGTCGCTTGTACTGGAGCACTTTTGTGTAGTTGCCAGTCTTTTCAGCTTCAGCTCGCAGCCGTTCAAGGGTTGAGTCCACAGCTCCAGAAACTCGGCCAGTTGAGCTGACCATCCTTTCGGGTGCAGGGGCTGCCTTTCGGTTCGTAACTTTCAATTCCTTCTCCAGTTTCGCTACCGCAAAGGCAAACTTTACGGGGTCTTCGATCTTGGCCAGCTCTGCTGCCTTCTTCGGGTTTTTTCCGAGTGCGTAAATCACCAGTGCCGGATTGTCCGCGCCTTGCAGCACAACGCCCTGCTGCGTCACGTTGAAGAGCTCTTGGGCCACGGCCTCAGCATCCTCAAAGTCACGCACGCGCAGCTCAGCTTTCGCCTTGCCGTACCCTTCGAGCTTTTCCTGCCAGGCTCGTTGTTGCGCTTGCTCGGCCTGGCGAGATTTTTCAACCTCGGCGTCGGCTTGGCGCTTGCGCTCGAACCAGTCTGCCAGTGCAGTCTCGAATCGGTCTGCGTCGTATTCGTAGTCCTCCAGCTTCGGCTTCGGGCCAAGAGCGACCGGCTTTTTCTCAGTCGTCTGGTTCAGCTTCGCTTCGAGTTCTCGAATGCGTTTTTCCTTCTCACGGTTTGCCTTACGCAGCTCTTTCACCCAACCAGGTGCCTGAGCGTGCTCATCGGGAGGTGGCGCTTCCTCACCAATGGAAACGATCACTTCATCGTCGTCGCCTTCGTTGTCGTCAGTGTTGGAATCGTCCTGGTCGCCGGTGGAATCTTGCTCACCAGCCACTTGCTCAGTTTCGATTTCCTCTTCCTGATCTTCGACCACTACGGTTTCGTCGTCGTTGCTCTCATCTCCAAATTCTGCCTTTTTGTTCATTCAAATACCCCATTTAACTCACCCATTTGAAACGGCTGGGTGGGATTCCGTATAACCACATTCTCCACTAAAACGCTGTCATCTGACAACGGGTTGCACTTGTTCGCCAAGCGCAGCCTGCTGAATCGCCTCTGTGGCGGTCAGCGCCATGTTCTGATCGATCTCGCCAGTCTTGGCCAGGGTCTCGGCCGTCTTGGCGCGGGACAGCTCTGCGTCTGCCACGGTCTTGATGGTGTTGGCGCGTGCCTGGGCAGCCTTGGCCACGGCCTCTTCGGCTGCAGCCTGCAGGAAGATGGCGTTCGGGTCTTGCTGCTGTCCCTTGGCTTCGGCCTCGGCCATGAGCGCTTCGATCTCCTGCTCGGTCGGCTTGACCACGCCCATGCGGATCAGGCGCTGGCGGAAGAAGTCGCGCACCTCGCTGATGCCCTCGCCTTCCATGTTCATCATGGCCATGGCACCGAGCACCTGCAGGGTTTCAGGGTCTTGCGTGATCTGCATCATGCCGGTCAGGGCACGGACGGTCGCGGCACGCTTGGAGCTACTTGACGGGCCGACCTCGACGTTCACATCAAACTTGGCCATGCTCAAGTCGTTGGCCATGCGCACCTCGCCAGTCTCCTGGTCGATGGTGGGTTGCATCAGCGTGACGGTGCCAGTGCTCTCGTCCTCGTTGATGATCTTCATCGTGCGGCCTTCTTCGATGTAGATGTCCTTGGCCATCGACAGCCAAACCTCGCCGCAGCGCTTCATGGCCTTGGCAAAGTTGCTCATGTAGATGAAGGTCTGCATGTCCAGGCGCTGCTGGATCATCTCCACGGCCTTGCCGCTGATGTTCGACACCAGCTTGTCTGCGCCTTGCGGGTTGCCCAGAATGTCCTGCATGTCCTGCTCGGTCACTTGCAGCAGGGCTGCCATGGCCGGAGGGATTGCCGGGCTGCGGGTGTAAGCCACCGGGCCGCTGATCGCCTGGCTGCCGTCTGCGTTGGTGATCGGGTTGATCAGCAGGTAAGGGTAATCCTTGAGGTTGTCCTCGGCCCACATGAGCTGGTGGCCAGCGATCTGATCGGGCGTAAGGATGGGCTTCTCGACGCTGGACAAGGCGCTGATCTCGCCCAGCTTGGACAGCTGCATGTTCTTGAGTCGCTGCGCGTCCTTGGCCAGGCGCACATGGCCCATGCAGCGCTCAACGTTGTCCACAAACCAGCGCTTGCCGTAGACCGGCACGATGGGGATGCACTTGCCTGCGATGTAGCCGCAATCTTCCAGCACCTTGCCGCCGGACATGATGTACTTGTGAATCTTGCGCGACTTGATCTTGCGCTGGCGCACCTCGACGCTACCAATGGCGGCCAGGGTTTCTTCTAAGGCCGGGTCGTCGGTGAACTCGCTTGATTTGTAGCGTTCCTCAGTGCCATCGATGGCACGGAAGATGCGGATTGTCTCGGT